GGATCAGTTAACCTTCCGTTTGGATCGCATTGATTTGGGCGATGGTGGCATTGAGACACGGACAGTATCAGGCTTCTCTAGTGTGCCAATTGATGGCTGGACAGCTTGGTTCCCCGGATTCTCCGATCAACGTGGTTGGTCAATTAACTGGCAAGACAGCTACTTTGAGTGGATCAACGTTGATTACTGGGATGATATTCCTAACCGCTTCAAAGACGGGGACGTTGTGCAAATCGATGTTGCTAATCGGCGTGTTCTTGTCAATGGTGCAGAAGATCGGACACTGCAAACAATCGGCAATGATTGGGGCGGGTTCAAGATTCAGCCCGGCAATAACACCATCGAATTGCTCACATCAAGCTGGGCAAAGCAGTGTAAGGCTGAAGTATCTTGGCAGGAGGCATGGCTATGAAAGATTTTTATTTTGTGGATAGATCATGGCATCTGCTCGGTATTGCAACTGCTGGCGGTGGTGGGAAAATCCACATTGTCGATGATACTGATGATCAGCTTATCTCAGCAGGTGCTCGCACCTATTCAGGAACCATTCTGTTCACCCCTGAACTGTCTTCTAAGGTTCAAACGATGGCAGCACGTGGCAATTACATTTTGTATATGGATGAGCGAAATAAGGCAGTCTTTATGACAATTATGGAATCAAGTCATGATCCGCTTGCTGGTGAGGAGACATTCACTGCTGAAGATGCTGGTATTGATTTGATTAACGAGACCGTTGGCCCCTATAAAGCTCCACAAGCAATGGGCATCGCCGACTATATTAGCCTATTCACGAATGACTCAGGTTTTGAAATCGGTCTTAACGAGATCCCTGATTTGAAGCGAACGCTTGAATGGACTGGCGAGTCTGACACCACTTTAAATCGTATTCTATCTGTTGCGACTCAGTTTGATAATACTGAACTAGACTTTAGCTTCGATGTGTCTGGGACAACAGTTGTGCGCCGCGTAATCAACATTCATAAGCGCATAGGTGCTGATAGAAACATCACGCTGTATGTTGATAAAGACATCAATAAAATTGTGACATCAGGCAGTATTTATGATCTTTATACGGCCGTTACACCGACAGGTGGCACACCTGAAAGCAAAGATGGCGAGACCGTTGATCAGCAGCCAATCACACTTGAGGGCTATCAATGGACAGATCCCGATGGTCGTTACGTGTTAACGAAAGAAGGTGTTTTGCTTGACCCGGTAGCCAACCAAACATGGAGCAGACTTTTAGCTAAGGGTGGTGCACCGAGTGTCAATGCAGCGTATATCAATCGTGTTGTCACTTATACGGCTACTTCACAAGCAACCTTGCTTCAATCTGCACTCTCTGATCTTAAGGCTCACAATCATGAAGCAGTCAATTATGAGACTGACATTGCTGTGCTGCCACAAAATATCAACATTGGTGACACAATTCATTTAGCTGACGAGGATGAACACTTGTATCTGTCGGCTCGCTTGCTCGAGCTCAAATCAAGCTATTCCATGGACACACACACAGCAACATTGGGAGACTACCTCATTGAGCATGATCAGGTAGCAGCCCAATATCGGCAACTTGCTGAACAAATTAAGAACATTCCCAAAACAATCCAATACTATCCGTGGCTTCGCTACGCTGATGACGATCAAGGAACAAACATGAGTGCTTTGCCAGCTGGCAAGAAGTATATGGCGGTTGTGTACAGCAACAAATCATCCGTGCCAAGTGACAATCCGGCTGATTACGCCGGCAAGTGGGCGTTGATTCAGGGCAAAGATGGTGCTGACGGTAAGCCTGGTCCTAAAGGAGCTGATGGGAAGACAAGCTATTTCCACACAGCCTATGCTAACAGCATTGATGGGAAACAAGGCTTTTCAACCACAGATGGTAATGGTAAGTCCTATTTTGGCCAATATGTTGACCAGACCCAAGCGGATAGTACCGATCCAACAAAATACTCATGGGCGCTGTTCAAAGGTACTGATGGTCGTGACGGCAAAGATGGCAGTGATAATGTGCCAGTCATTACTGTGGGTGCTGCGTATCCATCAGGCCCTAAAAAGGGTGATATGCATTGGCTAACTGATAACAGCGGTGTTGTAACGGGCTATTATACCTATGATGGGACTAAATGGAACCCTTATAAAATCGACGCTAAGATTCTTTCGGCAGAAACATTTAACGGCATGACCTTCAACGGGGTTACATTTACCGGGTCTAAGTTCATTTCTTCATTTAAGGGTGTCAAACCCGATGGCGTTGCTGACTATACCGTCCATGGGACAACCACAATGGCCGATGGCAAGATCGTAACAGATACGTATTCGGATACTGACAACAGTCAGGTGACGCATACCGAACTCAGCCAATTTGGCTTGCTAAGTCAAATTTATAACAAAGGTACACTGATGGATAGTGCGCAACTATCGTTAGGCATGTTAACACTAAGCGGCAACTATCAAACTGCCAGTAACAAACCGTTAGAGTGGATCTCTAGTAGCTTAGACGCCTTAAGAGTCTTGCAATTAACAAACAATAACTTGCTTGTTTGGCATGGTGCTTTTTATCCATCTCAGGCTGATACTGCGACAATATCGACGCCACTCTCAAAAACATTATCCGGATGGCTAATTGCTTGGAGCTATTACCAAAACGGAGCACCGACGTATAACAACTATGCGTTCACTCTGCTTCCCAAGGCCGCATTGATCTACAACACGACTGGTGCTAACTATTTACGAGTTACCTTCACGATGAAAAACGTTGGGACCATCTTCAAAGTTCTATGGTATGACGATACACACATTATTGGGGCTGATGAAAACAAGGGCGGATCGCTTGCACAAGCGGTTATGACTGAGGTATATGCAGTTTAGGAGGTTGTTATGGAAGCTGACAAAGTAAAAGCAATTTTTAGCACTGATGAAGATGGCTATATCACCGGTTATCAGCAGGAGTTTTGGGACGGCAGCCAGTGGCAAACGCCGTTTGATGATGAGAAAGCCATCCTGATTGCACCGGAAGAACTGAAAAAGATTGTTATTGGTGCTTCAAAGCTGGATGATGACGGTACTGTTGTCATAGATACCGATAAACAAGCAGCACTAGAAAAAGCGGCTAATCAAGTGACACCGACCGCAGAACAGAAGCTACTCGCAAATTTAACTCTTGAAGTAGCACAGCTGAAGGCGGCGAAATCAAGTGACTAATTATGATCAGTGTGCACTACTTTACAGTTGGGGAATTGATTTAGCACCTTATGTACCGGTAATGATCACCCCAGATCAATACAAGCAAATTACAGGCAGTGACTATGTCGCCAGCAAAAGCTAGCGGCTATTTTTATGGAAGGAAGTATAAAGATGTGGATTTCAAGAGTTGGATAGATGTGTTTGTGGAGTTGGGTGGTGGAGCTTTGTTTGGTTGGTTTGCAAGCCAATGGCGCATGCATCGAAAGCATGGAAAGGCAATTGATTCAGGCCTTGTCGGTTTGCTTCATCATGAGGTTTACATGCTGTGTAACCATCATATCGAGGTGGGGTATATCAGCACGGACGACTTGGACGATCTTAATTACCTTTTCCGCAGCTACAAAGCACTGGGCGGTAACGGAACGGGCGAAGCGCTATATAACAAAGTTTTGCAACTTCGGATTAAAAACTGAAAGGAATGTTCAGTATGAAGATCAATTGGAAAGTACGAGTATTAAGCGTCAAATTCTGGCTGGCCATTGTGCCAGCTTCTTTGTTGGTGATTCAAACGGTGGCGGCAGTCTTCGGTTACAACTGGGACTTTGCTAGTTTGGGTAAAGAACTCACTGCAGTGGTCAATGCAGTGTTTGCATTATTGACCATTGTCGGGGTAGCCGTTGATCCAACCACGGAGGGCGTTAGTGATAGTCAGCAGGCGTTAGCTTACCCCGCACTCATTACCACCAAGGCAGCTAAGATCAAGGCGCTAGAGGATCAGATTAAGGCGCTGCAAGGGGAAACGGACAATTCTAAACAGTTATATCCCCATTTTGCTTATGCAGATAGTGCTGATGGCAAGATCGGTTTTTCAACCACGAGTTCTATCGGAAAATCGTATATGGGAGCTTACTTTAGCCATTACGATGAAGATGGTAACGATCCAAGCAAATATGAGTGGGCAAAACTGGTTGGTCCAAGCTATGGAGACCCCGTAGGAGAGGAAGGACCCAAAGGAGAATCCACTACTCAGGCAGCACCATCATCTGTTGCTCCACAGCAATAAGGAGGACACAAGATGGCAGATTTCATTGTATCAATGATTGCAGAAATATTTACGCTTATCATTTGTGCATTTGCGCTTTATGCGTCCATCATATCTTTCTCATTGTTTGACTACGCCTTCAGATGGTTTGTCGCATTTGGCATTGTGTTTTCGTCCGCATGCATTTTAATATCAATCGCCGCTATGATCTTTTCCTGCTATGAATTCTTTTCTCAATGAAAGAGGGAATCAAAACAATGAAACTAAAAAATAAACTAATCACCTTGGTAGTCGCCTTCTTGGCGGCTATTTCTTTTGCCCTGCCATCGCAGGTAAATGCGGCCAAGGGAGATCAGGGTGTCGACTGGAGCCGGTACCAAGGAGATAACGGTGTCTTTGGTTACTCCGCTGACAAGTTTGGCATCTCTCAAATTGGTGGCTATAGCGGCTACGGCACGTACGAGCAAACCACGTATAAGACGCAGGTTGCATCGTTGATTGCGGCTGGTAAGCGGGCACACACCTATATTTGGTGGGAGAATATCGACAACACCAATTTGGCCAAGCAGGTGCTGGATCATTTCTTGCCAGAGATTCAAACACCAAAAGGGTCGATTGTTGCGCTTGACTTTGAGGCCGGTTCGACAAACACGGCAACTTTGCTGTGGGCACTCGACTACATTCATGATGCTGGCTACACACCAATGCTGTACGGCTATAAGAGCTTCTTGATGAGTCACATTGACTTGTCACAGATTGCCAGTCGCTATCAGTTATGGCTTGCGGAATATCCTGATTACAATGTAACCACCGTGCCGAATTATGGCTACTTCCCGAGCTTTGATAATGTGGGGATCTTCCAGTTCACGTCAACTTATCGTGCTGGTGGCCTTGACGGCAATGTTGATCTAACTGGCATCACTGATTCAGGCTACAACGGTAGCACGACGACTGACAGCGGCAAGACCTACGTCAACCCATCAACCAATACACCCGCAACCAACGCCGGTCAGCAAGCCAACAACACCACGCTTAGCCAGATCAAAGCTGGCGATAGTGTTAAGGTCAACTTCGGCACAACTCGTTGGGCTAATGGTGTCGCAATGCCAAGCTGGGTTCAGGGCAAGACGTATACTGTTCAGCAGGTATCTGGATCTAACGTATTGCTTGGTGGCATCATGAGCTGGATCAACCGTAGCAATGTTGAGCTGCTGACAACGACCAGTGTGCCATCAGTAAACTCTGGATCAACCTATACGGTTCAGTCTGGTGACAGTTGGTGGTCAATTGCTTACAAGTATGGCATGAACATGTATACGTTGGCTTCTAACAACGGAAAGACGATCAATAGTGTCATTCACCCCGGAGACGTTCTCCGAGTATCTGGCACAAACTATTCAAGCGTAGCAAGCCACACGTACTACACAGTCCGCTCTGGTGACAGCTTCTGGAGTATTGCCAGAAAGTATGGTATCAGTATGTACACGTTAGCGGCCAACAACGGCAAGTCAATCTACAGCCTGATCTACCCAGGCGAGAGTCTGTATATCAGGTGATTTTGGTACGGGAATTGTTCTTTTACGTGACATCAGTTGTTACTTACACTAAGATATTGGTGAGGTGATAATATTATGGCTGAAGATTATGTGTTCTCAGATAAAGATAAATTAGTTCTTCACATATACAAAAGACTTGACAATCCTACTTTATTGAAAGTGCAAAAGAGCTTGTATTTTTTGTGGGCTTATTACAGTGGCACCTATGGAAATGTTGACAAATCCGAGGAAACTGATCTCGACCAAACAAATTATCCGACAAGTTTGTTTAAACCTGAATTTGAGGCCTGGAGGTACGGACCGGTTGACGATAAGGTATATGCTAAGCAAAAAAGTGGATGTTATTCAGAAGATAAATGGAAAGAGTATCACCCTAAAAATAGTGAGGAAATTGAAGTCGTCTCATTTATTAATGACTTGTTGAGCCAAATAAATAAAGTCAATGACTTTGGATTAGTTAATCGATCACATGAAGATGAGTCTTGGTCGAGAGCGTTCAGGAGAGCTCACGGGAAACCTCATGCGCAAATGAACCCAGACGAAATTAGGCAAGAGTATGCTCAAGTCATTGATTGACAGAAAACACAAAAACAAATATTTGTCCAAATCTACAGCCTGATCTATCCGGGCGAAAGCCTGTACATCAGGTAACAAAAATGCCTCCTACCAGCAATGGCGGGAGGCTTATTTTTGTGCACAAAATATGCACAAAATGTGGTTTTCTACTATTGTATATACGTTTGTTTTCGCACTTACTCTCCGTTGTCTTACATTCGGATGTAGCTACATAAGAAGCCTCAAAACGCTGTTAATTCGGTGTTTTGAGGTTTTTTTGAACATCAAATAAAATTTAATTGTGCCTGATATGATTAGTAGCATGAGTGGGGATTTAAAGGATGTTTAAGACATCTGACCATCACAAAATCGTTAACCGACTTTAGTGACTATTTTGTACGAAAAGCTTGTAATTTTTAATAGCTTCCGCTAGTATAAATAAAGCAATAGACACCACACATGGAGGATTAGCTCAGTTGGGAGAGCGTCTGCCTTACAAGCAGAGGGTCACAGGTTCGAGCCCTGTATCCTCCATAATGAAAACACCTACCACTGCGGCAGGTGTTTTTCTTTTACCTTTTTGAAGTTGGACGGGGCGTCCAACACATGAGATTTGACTTAGTTTAAATAGCTATTAGAGGGGGCTGATTCTGACAATAAAAACGCCACCACTGATTGTGGCGACGGTTGATTAGCCGTGCATGCGCGCTAGATAGAGTAACAGCGTCGCAATGACTGGGCTAAATTGGTAAAGGTAGCTGGGTACTTTAAATGGTCGACGGCTGTTGATGAGCGTGACAAGGATGATGATACCGCCGATAGCTATTAAGTTGAGTCGTTGTAACCAGTAACCGATAACGACGGTGATTGCCAACAAGACCATATCTGTCCACTTGGGAAAATGGTTGGCCCATAACCCGATTAGTGCTGGCACATATAGTAATGCCAAGTCGAGCAACATATCCTGACTGAGAAAATGCAAACCCGCGTAAATAAGTAAGATTTGGAATAAAATTGCTTGGCCAAAAGCAATGGTACCAGCCCATTGATTGGTAACTTTTTGTGTGCGCAACAAAAATGTCAACAGGAGCTGAACAGCAACCAATGGTAACAAGATCCATTGATTGATGGCACCAATGATACCGGTAATAGCGGCAATGATTAGAACTAATGGGTAACGTTTAACGACCATTGCAGCCGCTAAGCAAACGCCCATGAGTAAAAGCGCGATGATTTGAAAATGCCATGTGATTTGCAAACTTAGCGCGATCAGAAACGGATAGGCGAGTATTTGTCCGATAAAGGCCGTTGCACCAGCACCTTGATTGATATTTTTCAAATTGATTATCCTTTCTATGATGCTTCCATTTTACAAAACCCTGAGACGGTAAACAAAGATTTTCGGAAATTTTACATCTTTTATGTTATGCTACTAGAGTTGCAAAACATTCCCGATGGGGTTCGTCAAAGCTATGACGAACATGCCTTGTAACCTAAAATAATAAGGGGGAAACAAAACATGCAGGAACGCCATTTATTTACGTCGGAGTCTGTTTCGGAGGGGCATCCGGATAAAATTGCTGATCAGATCAGTGATGCTATCTTGGATGCCATGCTTGAACAGGATCCCGATTCACGAGTTGCTTGCGAAACGACGGTGACAACCGGTTTAGTGCTGGTTGTCGGTGAGATATCAACAAAGGCTTACGTTGATATTCAATCAGTGGTTCGCGGGACGATTAAAAAGATCGGTTATACCAAGGAATCAGGTTTTGATCCTGATAGTGTCGGAGTGCTGGTCGCTTTGGATGAACAGAGTCCAGATATCGCTCAAGGGGTTGACGAAAGTCTTGAAGCCCGTGAGTCTGATACTGATCCGCTTGACAAGATCGGTGCTGGCGATCAAGGCATGATGTTCGGTTTTGCCATTGACGAAACCGAAAACTATATGCCGTTACCGATTTCATTGGCCCACGCGTTAATGCGCAAAACTGATTCATTACGGCACAAGGGTGAAATTAGTTATCTGCGTCCAGATGCTAAGGCGCAGGTCACGGTGGAATATGATGATGATGACAATCCAATTCGGGTTGATTCCGTTGTTGTCTCCGTGCAACATGATCCGGATGTCACGCTTGAAGAAATTCGCCGCGATGTCGAGGCCAAGATTATTCGCACTGTGATTCCTGAAGCTTTAATGGATGATGACACGAAAATTTATGTCAATCCGACTGGCCGCTTTGTACTGGGCGGTCCGCAAGCCGATTCTGGTTTGACCGGACGCAAAATTATCGTTGACACATATGGCGGTTTTGCCCGACATGGTGGTGGTGCCTTTTCTGGTAAGGACGCGACGAAGGTTGATCGTTCGGCCAGCTATGCAGCGCGTTATATTGCCAAAAATGTGGTAGCAGCGGGTTTGGCGAAACGGGTTGAAGTACAATTGGCATACGCAATCGGTGTTGCCAAACCGGTTTCCGTGTCGGTAAATACATTTGGCACAAGCGCAGTATCAGAAGATGTGATTGAACAGGCAATCCGTGAGAACTTTGACTTGCGGCCTGCTGGCATTATTAAAATGTTAGACCTGAAGCGGCCGATTTATGAACAGACGGCAGCATATGGTCATTTTGGACGTACAGATGTTGATCTTCCTTGGGAGCACTTGGATAAGGTGCAGGCTTTGCTCAAGTACCGAGATTAGCGAGAAAAGAGGCGGCCTTAGTCGAGAATTATTCTCGGCTGGGTCGTTTTTTCGTGCTTATGAGGGGCTTCTCAAGACTAACAACATCGCCTGGCAACTCAGAAGGGATATTTATGAAGCAAAGGAAAACCAATGTCGCACTCGTAACGGCGGCAATTTTTATTGGCACATTTATGACGGCGATTGAAGGCACGATTGTGTCAACAGCTATGCCAACCATTATCGGCAGTTTACATGGGGTTCATTTAATGAATTGGGTCTTTTCCATTTTTCTGTTGACTAATGCAATGGCGACGCCGATTTACGGCAAACTGAGTGACAAAATTGGTCGCAAACCAGTTTTTCTCATTGGACTAACGATATTTGTCATTGGTTCGTTGCTATCCGGTTTGTCACAATCCATGGAAATGCTAATTATTTTCCGCGCAATTCAAGGGATTGGTGCTGGGGCTATTATGCCAGTGACATTTACGATTATCGCCGATATTTATCCATTCGAAAAACGAGCAAAAATGCTCGGTTTTAATGGCTCGATGTGGGGAATCGCTTCGGTAATTGCGCCGTTATTGGGCGGTTTTATCGTTGATCAGTTAAGTTGGCACTGGATTTTCTTTATTAACGTACCGTTGGGTATTTTCACGTTTGGCCTTGTGTGGTTCTTTTTGCAGGAAGATCGGCGCAGTGTCCGGCAGCCGCTTGACATGCGTGGGACGGTTTGGCTGCTGGTGGCCTTGTTGGCGATGATGTATGGCTTTCAGACATTAGCTGAGCCCAACGGCATCTGGCAGTTAGTTGCCATGGCAATTGTGGCGACGTTGGGCTTCTGGCGTTTTTGGCAGGCAGAACGGCGTGCAGTTGATCCGATCATTGACTTGAAACTATTTGAAAATCGTACTTTTGTGATTCATAATTTGATCGCCGCTTTGATTTCGGGGTTCGTGATTGGATTTGAAGTCTACATGCCTATGTGGATTCAAGGAATTCGCGGCATGGATGCTTCCCTTGGCGGCTTTGCCGTGACTCCTAGTTCTTTGATGTGGGTCGTTGGCTCTTTTGTTGCTGGCAAGTTATTGGGCCGGTTCCAACCTAAGCCGATTCTGACAGGGGCCATGATTTGGCTGCTTGGCGGCAGTCTTGTGCTGGCATTAGTGCCGCAATCGACGCCGTATTTTGTCTTTCTGCTAGTTGCTGGTGCCTTAGGATTCGGCTTTGGTTTGGTGATTACGATTACCACGGTAACAGCCCAGGCCGTTGTGGCGCCTGATCAGGTTGGCGTGGCAACGAGTTTCAACACCTTGTCTCGAACGTTGGGGCAAACACTGATGGTCTCGGTTTATGGGATTGTTTTGAATCTGCGTCTGACTCAAGGTATCGCGGCAGATAGTCGGCTCAATAGTAATATGCTCAACGAACTGATTAATCCGCATACCGCCAAAAATTTACCCGCAGCAGTGTTGCCAACTCTTCGGCAAATTTTGTATGAAGGTCTGCACAACATTTACTTTTTCTCGATTATCATCGTGGCGTTGGCGATTCTAGCCAATCATTTTGAAGCAAAAAGGGTGCTGACAAAAGAAACAATTCAGGAGTCGAATGAAGAAAGCTGAATCAACTGAAATATCATACAAAAACCGGATTCTA